AGGGCGAGGACCCGTGGGTCACACCCGAGCAGTGGGACCAGCTCCGGGTTGACGTCGGGGGAGTGCAAGACGGCGAGGACGTTACGGTCGCCGTGCGTGTAGGAGCCGGTGCTGGCGTCGCGATCGTGGCCCCGCGGAACGAAGGCAGGGTTGCCGTGCGCCTTGAGGCGATTCGTGCCCCCATAGGAGGGCGCTTGCCACTCGAAAGCGTGGAGTTCGCGCTGCTCAGGGTGGCTGAGCGATACGCCGTGCGTGAGGTGGGCTACGACCCGGACCAGTTCCAGCGTTCCGCCGAGATCCTTCAGGAGGCAGGCTTGCCGATGATCGACGTTCCTCAGCGATCCGCCAGGCTTTCTATGGCCACATCGACGCTCTGGCGTCTGATTTCCGGTGGATTGCTCTCCCATGACGGTGATAGAGATCTGCGATCACAGGTGATGGCCGGCCGTACCAAGGAATCCCTCCAGGGTTGGAGGCTTGAACCCACCGCTGCCACCGCGGGTCTCGTGGCGTTAGCGATGGCCTGTCACATGGTTACCGAGCAACCGGCTGAGATTCCGGCGTTCGTGGCGCTATGAGGCTGCTCGAGCGTCTCGATAACTGGTTCTGGCGTCCAGCCGAGCAACGCGAGACCCACGGCATCGACAAGGTCAAGCTCTGGAACACCGGGGCAGACATCGGGGAGCCGGTCTACGCTGGTGTCAACGTCTCCCAAGAGTCCGCTCTGCGCCTGTCGGTCGTGGCCCGGTGCATCGACCTGATCGCAGGCACGTTAGCGGGGCTTCCGGCCGAGGCCGTGCGCAAGCAGGGCGGTGTCAGGCTCCCGGTTGACGATCCCCCAAACTGGTTGGCCACGCCGAACCCGGAGTCCAACCGGTTCGAGTTCGCGGAGCGGGTCTTCGAGTCGCTGTTGATGGACGGTAATGCCTTCATCCTCATCGCACGAGACCGTACGTTGGGTGATCCCCGCGAGTTGTGGACGTTGAACCCCCGTCAGGTGGAGGTCAGGCGGCGACAGAACCCACCCCGGCCCATCTACTTCCTGTGGGGTGGGGAGACGGAGCTGTCGCGGTTCGGCCCAGCGGACCCCTTCGGTGACGTACTGCACATCAGATTGAAGACCGCTGGCGGCCTGCGAGGCATGTCGCCGCTCGAGATGGCCCGACAGGCCATCGGATTCGGCCTAGTCACTGAGAAGACTGGTGCGAAGTTCTTCGGCCAAGGCCAGCAGTTGTCGGGCGTGATCCAGATCCCACCCCAGCAGGGCGGGGCGGCGGCGACGAAAGAGAACATCGGGCTCATCCGGGACAACTGGCAGGAGGCGCACAGTGGGTCTGACAAGGTCCAGCGTCCCGGAGTCCTTACGGGCGGGGCGACATGGCAGGGCGTCTCGATCTCGAACGAAGACTCTCAATTCCTCCAGACGCGGGCATTCCAGGTCGAGGACATCGCATCGCGGGTCTTCGGCATCCCCCCACACCTCGTAGGGCTGACGGAGAAGCAGACGAGTTGGGGGACCGGTGTCGAGCAACAGGGGATTGGGCTCTACCGGTTCACCCTCAAGAGCCACCTGACACGGTTCGAAACGGCCATGTCCACGCTTCTTCCCGAGGGGGAGTTCCTTCGGCTGAACCATCGCGCCCTTGTCGAGGCAGATTCGGAGACAGAAGCCAAGATCCTCGAGACGGAGCTGCGCAACGGGGTTATCAACTTCAATGACTGGCGGGCCATCCTGGACAAGGAGCCGCGTGCCGGCGGTGATCGCTTCATGATCCCGGCGAACAACCAGGTGATCCTAGAGCCGAACGGTCTTCCCCCGGAGGCTAGAGACGATCTGACCCTTGACGAGGTCACCGTGGCGCTACAGAAGATCTATCTGGCCGTGGGCGTCGTCATCTCCCCCAAGGAGGCCCGCGAGATCCTCAATCGCTATGGGGCGAACTTGTCGGATACCGTGCCGACGCTGGCCCCAAGTCCGAACGGGAACGGGCAGCAGCCCGCGGAGGTGACACAACCGTGACAATCGAATACGCAAGTGTCCTGCGCGAACTCGCGCAGGCCCAGATGAAGGGGCGCACCCTCGTTGGGTATGCCTCGGTGTTTAACTACCCGATCGAAGCGGGGACCTCCACACACCCGCAGACTCACTTTGTCAAACCCGGTGCGTTCACTCGGTCGCTGGAGAAGAACCCCATGCCACAGGTACTGCTCAATCACGGGCAAGACCCACAGGTTGGGATGAAACCCCTGGGCGTGCCCGAGGTTATCAAGGTGGATGCGCGGGGCCTGTACGTTGAAGTGCCGCTTGATCCGACCTCTTATAACGAGGACATCAAGATCTCGCTCGGGTCGGGTGCTCTGCGCGGCATGTCAATCATGTTCGAGGCGGAACAAGAGAGCTATAACGACGATCGCACCGAGCGATACATCGAACAGGTGCGACTCCACGAGTTTGGACCCGTGACATTCCCTGCAAATGAGGCCGCAACCGCGTCGCTCCATTCGCTCAGTGACTTTGCACCTAACGACCAGGCCGAGGCCTCCTCAGATGGAGGTCATAGCGCCCTCTACAAGGCCAGCCTCTCCTGGACGGTAAAGACCCGCGAGGCCTACGAGCGATACCTAGAGGACCTCGCGGAACAGGAAAGACGGATGAAAGGACTGTAGATGTCCGTTCACGATGTAGTTAGGACGCTGTACGACAAGCGTCGGAACCTCGTCGAGAATCAGCGCGAACTCCAGCAACAGATCGAGGGCGACCTCGATGCGGAGGGGAACGGTGAAGCTCAGGCTAGGTGGGACGCGCTAGACAAGGAACAGAACGACATCGGCCAGAGGATCAACAACCTTCTGGCTGGTGCCGAGGCTGAAAAGGAGATGTCCGCTCAGCGTGAGCGGTTCGAGACGGTTATCGCCGATCCGAAAGCCCAGGCAGACGCCTCCACGGAGACGTACGCGAAGATCGACAGCTGGATGCGGGCCGGACAGAAGGGTCGGGAAGACACGTATGTGCGGCCTTTCATCGACCTCAACCTCGAGCAGCACGACCTGACGAAGGGCACGGCTACGGCGGGTGCCGAGTTGATCCCGACGGGATTTGTTCGGACCCTGTACGAGCACCTGGTCGCACAGGCCGGGGTTAGGCAGACCAATGCCACGTTGTACACCACAACCTCTGGTGAGAACCTGCTTGTCCCGAAGACGGCAACCCACGGCGGTAACGCAACGATCATCGCTGAGGGGGTGGCTGGTGCTGAGTCTGACCCGACGTTCGGTCAGGTGTCGGTTGGTGCCTACAAGTACTTCAAGATCATCGACATCTCGAGGGAGCTCCTCGAGGATAGCGCCATCGATGTCGTGGGGTACCTCGCCCGTGCGATGGGTACGGCGATGGGTCTGGGTAACGGAGCGCACCTGGTCACCGGGACGGGTACGGGCCAGCCTCAGGGCGTCGCGAACTCCCCATCGGGTATCACGGGTCCGGTTGGTACTACGCTGACGTTCGGTCTGTCTACGGCCGGGAACGGTCCCGGAGACGGACTGATCGACCTGTACCACAACGTCGTCGCTGGCTACCGCCGGTCTTCCTGGTGGATCATGAACGACCTTACGGCCGCCGTGATCCGCAAGATCAAGACTGGGTCTGCCAACTTCGACTACCTGTGGCAGCCGGGTGTCTCGGTCGGTACCCCCGACACGATCCTGGGGCGTCCCGTGGTGACGGACCCGACGATGGCGGTGCCTGCGGCTAACGCAGTCTCCGTTGGGTTCGGGGATTTCTCCGCGTACTACGCCATCCGGGACGTTGTCGGGCTCCGGTTCGAGCGTTCGGATGAGTCGAAGTTCGCGACCGACCAGGTGGCCTTCCGCGGCATCTTGCGGACGGACGCCAAGCAGGTCGTGAACGGTGCTGCCGGTGCGGTGAAGTTCTTCACCCACTCGGCCACATAACCCGGAGCAACGCTGGACACGGGGGGGCCTTCGGGCCCCCCTGCTCCGGAAGGAGGTCACATGGCAAGCAGGAAGGTACGCATCCTGAACATCTACGGAGCCATGCAATATGGCGTTGGCGAGAAGGATGCCGGCAAGGTCATCTCTGTCGAGCAAGAAGTGGCAGACGCCCTGGTGGGCATGAACTTCGCTGAGGAAGT